ACGTGGCGGAGAAACTGGAGCGGTATGAGAAGGGAGGCAAGGTGTTCCCTCCCCTGCTCGTCTCCAGTGAGGGACGCATCCTCGACGGGCATCATCACTGGGGCATGATGGCGGCATTCGCCGTGGACGTGCCAGAGGCCAGAGTCCCCATCTACCGGCTGATGGTCAGCACCAAGAAGGCGCTGGCCCTGATGCATGCCTACAACAAGAAGCATGGTATCGAACGGAAGGCACTGGGACAGAAGAAGGATCCGGTATCGGGAAGGTATGTCACCCCGTTCGTGGACTTCAGCCAGCATGGCAGTCAGCAGTTGCAATTGATTGCCAGCCTGAACAGCAGTCGTCTGGCGACATGGGGCTTCACGGCGGAGGCCGAGGTGCTGGGCATGGCCCGGTACAAGCTCACAGCGGTGTTGGATGGGCGCACCAGTCAGTTCTGCCGGTTCATCGACGGGAAGATTTTCAATGTCCCAGAGGCCCGCAGGAAGGTCATTGAGGTGCTGGAGGTGCAGAACCCGGAAGACCTTCGGGTGGTGCAACCATGGCCCAAACAGACCCGAGCCGCCATGGCCGCGTATGCGGAGATGTCATCAGCCGAATTGACCGAGCGTGGTCTGCATATTCCCCCCTACCACCCCTACTGCCGCACTATCTGCCGAGCCATTGCTTCCAGTGCGGGGAAGGTGCTGAGCACGGTGCCCACCATCCCCGCAGAGGTGGAAGCCTTTCAGCAAGTCACCGCAGCGGACCTGAAGGAGATGGGTGTCGAGGCCACCCCCGAACAGGTAGCCCAGTGGAACGAGCACGTGGGCATGACCCCCGTGGAATTGCTCTCCAAGCTCTCACAACTCCCTCCGCAGGAGGTGATGACCAAGGGGCAGGGAGTCGGGACCAGACCTGTCACCTTCGACGCAGATGGAGACATTGGGTTCAAGGTCAACGGAGAGACACCGTCTGGAGTGGAGTTCAAGCTGAACGCCATACTGGAGCCCTTCACCGGCACGTATTACCTGACACAGGCGGAGTTACTGGCAGGCAATCCCAAGGCGGAATTGCAGTTCCTGAAGACGCTTTTCATGAACTTCATAGAGATGGGGATGAAGTCCTCTGCCACGTCTCTCGCCATCGGAGTGGCAGGCAATGCACCCTATTATGCTCAATTGGGTTTCCTCCCAGACGAATTGGAGTGGGACTCCCTCCGGCTCTATGCCCAAGGGCAGTTGGAGAGTGAGGTGCTGCAGCCGGTGTTGGCGTCATTGACGGCCGAGGACCGACTGCTCGTGGAGCATCTGCTCCAAGACCATTCACCATGGGCGATGTCAGCCCTCGTGGAACTGCCCTTCACCTATGAAGGGAGGACCATTGGGGAGTGGTTATTTGCAGAGGCATCTGGCACGTGGGCGCTGGATCTGACGGATGATTTGCTGGTGGCACAAGCCAGAGGACATCTCGCATGAAGACCCTCAAACCCCTGACCGTGAAGAACATGGATGAGCCGGTGGCGGCGGTCATCACTGCCTCGACCGCTCCGAAGGCCAAAGTTACACAACGGGCGTATCAGCAACTGGTGACTCGTCAAAATGTGACCCCTGAGCGAGCCAAGCAGTTGTTAGGCTGGGGTGAAAAATAGTTGTTGCATTGCCCAGACCTCCTGTAAAATAGCCCCGGCCTTCGTGCAATCAGTTGCAATATAGGAGAGAGCATGCCTCTGCACCATACGGGTCTGGTGTCTCGCCGGGAACTGGACCATCCGGAGGAGAAACCTCGTGAGGTGCCTACCTTTGAACACGTCCTGAAATACAATCCTCATCATGGTCCCGATGGACGCTTCACGAGTGGTGGGAGCAAGCGTGGGCACATTCAGGGACTCAGTAAGCTGCCCGTTCGTGATTGGCCTTCACTTCAAGGCCCGACAGGTGGACGACACATCCCCGGACTGAGTCCCCTCGCTGTTCGTGATTGGCCCTCACTCCAAGCCAAGGGAGTGCAGCGGGCACTGGATGCTTCTGTGAGTGGACCCGCTACTCCTGAAGCGGCCCATATCCGCCGACAGGCGCACACGTCGTTCCAGACCAAGAGTGGACAGAAGCACACGCTGAACCCGGCCAAGAGCACCTTCCGGATTTAGTCATGCCCCTCACGACGGGATTCACGACCCGTGGGTTGGCCCTGAAAGGGAAGGGTCATATCCATACGGACAAGTGGCATCGGTGCATCGAGCACGTGGAGGCCAAGGGCGGCGGCTATGAGCCGCATGCCGTCTGCACCCACGCCATCGGCTACAAGGAATCGATCAATCCGGAGCACCGCACGCCCGGACCCCATGCCTCCGCCAACACACGACGGTTCAAAGAGTCTGCAAAGAGACGCCGGGAGGCGAAGGAAGCTCAGGATTACGCAGCCATTTTGAAGCTCGATGTGCATCGTGTGTTGAAAGACCATAAGTGCTGGGGACATGAGTGCGGTGGAAAAAAGCGTCATCCCTCTGATCCCGCCCCGAATGCGGATGCCAGACCAGCACGGGATGCCAGTGCTAAGCCAGCGGCAGATGCGGACGCTAGACCGTATGACGTAGCCGAGCGGTTGAAGCGGAAGTACTTCAAGAAGTAACCATGCCGTCTTACGTAGCAGTGCTGAAGTTCAATTCGAACCATGACCAGACAGGTCGGTTCGCAGCGGGGAAGTCCAAGGGTGGTACCCTGCACTTCAGGAAGTCACCGGGAAAAGCCAAAGCCCAAGGCGGGTTGTTTGATCTGTTGGACATGTTGCGTGGAAAGAAGACCCCGAAGCCGAAGCTGGGGCCAGTCGTGAAGATCAAGTAGCCATGCCACTCACCGAAGGATTGGTCAGCAGGAAGATGTGCATCGGTCCCCCGACGCAGGGGTATGCCGAGAAGCGCAAGAAGAAGCCTGCCTTTGCGGTGACTTTGAAGTTCAACCCCCACCATGACAAAGAGGACGGGCGTTTTACCTTCGGGTCTGGTGGTGGGAAGAGTGGTTCGAAGCGCACCCCTGCTCAGCAGGCCATACAGGATGCATTTGCCAGACAGGAGAAGAAGCCCGTCCACAAGGTGAAGACCGCCGAAGAGGCCGTCGCACTGGTCCTGAAGGGAGAGAACGTCGAGATTCAGGACACCAAGGACGTGCATACGGTGCTGAAGAAGCTGGGAGAAATGGCTATCGAGGCTAAGAGCAAGGGCTCTAAGGCCCCGAACTTTGATCCCTGCACCATCACCGTCAAAGGCGTCAGCCTCTTCTGCACGGAGAAGATTCGCACGGAGGAATTCCCCCACGGCATCCCTCGCATTGAGATGCCACAGTTCAAATCCTTGACGCCCATCGAGGGAACAGACGCGGACAAGCTCCCACGGGATGATCAAGGAGAGGTGGATGCGAGCGGAGCCTTTCTCTCGCACCTCAAGGAGTTGGGTGTCGCCACTGAGGTGAAGTCCGTGCTTGCCCGGAAGTTGAAGGCCAGTCAGGCCGAGATGGAAGGGTCTAAAGTCGCGGGGATGATGCTCAATGAGAAGCGGAACCCCAAGGAAGCGCACATCTGGGTGTCCAAGGACAACTACGTCATCGACGGACATCACACGTGGGCGTCAGCAGTCGGTCGAGACGCAGAAGACGGCAACCTTGACAACGACATGAAGATGAAAGTCGTCGTAGTCGATATGCCCATGTCCGAGGTCTACCACTTGGCGAAGAAGTGGACTCGTGCGTATGGGTTGCCGGGACATGGGGTGGCAAAGCGTGAATTCAGGCACGTGTTAGCTGGTAGCCAAAAAGGAGAGTAGAAGACATGTCAAGACTCGCAATCATCACGTTCCTCGATCAGCGGACAGGCGGGGACATCGACAACACCCTGCCGGGTGGGCCGGTCTATCCGGGGCAGGGACTGCCCGGTGGTCCGAACTATCCCAGTCAGGGACTGCCCGGTGGCGGGTATCCCTCGCAGGGCCTCCCCGGTGGACCGAACTACCCCTCGCAGGGGCTCCCCGGAGGCGGCTATCCGTCGCAGGGACTGCCGGGACATGGACACCCCGACAATTCGCTGCCCGGATTCCCCGGCTTTCCTGTTCACCTTCCCGTATACCCCTTCGACCCGACCGATCCCGGCTTCGGTGTGGGCCGTCCCGACCGTCCCGATCAGGGTCTTCCCGGCAGCGGTGCTCGTCCCGATCAGGGATTGCCCGGTTCAGGTGCGCGTCCCGATCAGGGCCTGCCGGGTCAGGGTGGACACCCCGACAACACCCTGCCCGGTGGCGGTGCTCGTCCGTCGCAGCCGATTCACGACATCCGTCCCGGCATGCGGTTCATGGTCAAGTGGCTCGTGTGCGGGGGACTGATTCTGGTTCCCGACAACGAACTGCCGTCAGGACCGCCGCCCACGGCCGGTCAGCCGCTGCCGCCGACGCCCGAGCCGAAGAAGTAAGTCGCTAGACAGGGTTGGCAACTGGTTGCACGAAGGACCAGTTGCCAACTTCGATTGAGAAATCCTATGTCCATCGTTCTCAAATCAGATGACCAGCACCTCGTCTATGGCGAGGTGTATGCGCCGAACCGCCCGGATGCACAGGGCGAGTACATGACGGCGTTTGAGATTCGGAAGATGGCGCATGAGTTCATCCGCTCCGGGAAGATGGGGCAGATTGACCTGATGCACGGCAACAAGGTCGTCAAGGGTGCGAGTGTGGTCGAGTCGTTCGTCGCAGACGAGACAGACTCCCGCTTCCTCCCCGAGTCATGGGTGATTGGTGTTCACATCCCTGACGATGCCCTGTGGGCCTCCATCAAGAAGGGTGAAATCAATGGTTTCAGCATGGAAGCCTTGGTGACGCGGCATGACATGGAGTGTGAAGTCGAAATTCCTCCGGTCGTGACCGGCCTCACCAGCAAGCATGAGGATTTGCACCAGCACAAGTTCTTTGTCACGTATGATGAGAAGGGGCAGTTCAAAGGTGGCATTACAGACACGGTGAACGGGCACTATCACAGCATCGTGGCAGGGACTCATACTCAAGACGCCGCAGGCCATCGGCACCGCTTCTCTTCCGTAGACAATGTCCGAATTTTAGGGTAACGTCATGGCGACAATTAAGACGAAGTTGAAGCAGTTGCGGAATGCCGATGTCCGGTACATTTCACTGGTGGACCGGGCGGCGACTCGCATCCCGTTCCGAGTGCTGAAACGCAATAAGGAGAGCAAGATGGGCATTGATCTGACGAAGGTGTTCAAGTCGGAGAACACAGACAAGCCGTACGTCTCTGCCTTGGTGGTCTTTGCCCAGAAGAACGAAGCGGCTGGCAACCAAGTGCAGGACGCCATCAAGAAGTACGGCTTCAAAACGGACAAGGTCCAGAAGTCCGACGATGGCGAAACACTGGTCTACGCCCAGCAGGAAGCCAAGGGTGAGACGATGGTCGTGCGCCTGAGCGACCAGTTGCTGGTCACCGTGGGCGGGCTCCGCACCCCTGAAGGCTGGGTGGGCGCACTGGTCGAGGAGAATGGATTCTTCCCCGACCTGAAGTTGGCCACCTCCGCCCTCCACGAGCAGATGGC